CAAGATTTCAAGCCTGACCTCTCTGAGAGGCGGGAAGACTCCTTTCGGCAGGCAAGGTCTCAACCCAGAGACCATTGCCGCCAGAGCTGTCCCGTCTCGAACCTTCTCTAGTGGGACCCAGTAACACCTTTCCTTGATATCACTGATGACCCCTTTGATCCGGTTCCCGACCCTTCCAAGGCTAGGACGCTCCCTCGTTGGCTTTGCTAAGACCAGCGAGAAAGCGAACTGCCGACTAGCTGCGAACGACGACCATAGGTCGTCCACAGAAGCCCACGTTGCCTCAAAGGATCGCGAAGAGAGTGGAGAATCAAGTTCCACGTCGCGTCTCCGCAATGTGGAAAGATTCATCCTATTCGCAAATTCCGTGCCAAGTTCCAGAAACTCGGGTCGAAGTTGGACGGCGGCCTCGTCCGCCACTCCAACTACCCAAGCGCCCTGAATCCTAGTGACCCAGTCTAACGCTCCCGCAGGCGCCTGAGAAGCAATTCCCCGGCAAATGCGCAAGCTGCTAGGCGACAAACGGCCTGGGAAACCCGCTCCTCCCGACCACCGAGGTGCAGTCGGGTCAATCCCGACTCTCCTGAGCTGTCGGAACTGAACGGAGTAGGTCTCCTGCAGGATCTTCGAGCCTGCCCCGTCACTCAGCCTCCGATCCCGATCGAAGGCACGAGTGAGCGAGGGACCGTTTGTCCACGGAGCCGAGTCAGTCTCGGCATAGCCACACAAAAGACGTATAGATAGAGAAGGCCACCTTCGCCGCGTACTCAGATCGATGAGCTCTTCGCAGAGCACACCGAAACGGGACGTAGTTAGGTAGACTTTTCCGGCAGAAAACAAAGCTCCGGTCCGGTGGAAAACTCGGTCCATCCTAGCGTTTGTCTTTTGGCTATGGGCACCCACGTAGTCATCGCCGACAACTGCATGAGCACCGCCACTGCCTGACTGTTGATGCACCCAAGCAATGTAAAGGGAAAGAAAAGGCCAAGCGATGGGACTACCCATCAAAAGACCCCTCTTGGTCCTCCGGACCTCCCCGTCCGAACACATCATATCATGGTCGCCTGACAGGCGACGCAGAATCCGTGTCCAGCACTCAGGAAGTCCCGAGCCCTCCACAAAACCTTGGATGCCAGCATCCATCAAGTCTCTCGGCAATAGATCCGAGGCCGATTTGAGGTCCAAACTCCTTGTCAAGGAGCCCGGACTCCAAACGGCACCGGGACACTCAAGGACTTCGGGATCCCCCTCGTCCAGGGACGAGCGGAGATCCGGGTGGCACCGAAGCGTTGCGAGGAGCACCGAATTGATCATACTTCCAAGGTAGGCCGTGGGGCCTTCGATGGGCGTCACAATCCGGTATTTCTCGCCTCGCTCAGGAACCACCACTTGTCTGCAGCGCGGGATCTCGTCCCAACCGATGGCCTCCCACGAGGCCGCGATTGAGAAGAGACGCTCTCGGACAAGTTCAAAGTCCTCAAGTGACAGTTCTGATTGCCGATCATAGAGAAAGGCACACTCGTCAAGACGGCGCTTGGCGAGCATGCCACTTCCCCTCCGGCTCAAAGGCGAGAACGCCTCCGCAGACCTCGCGGTCTGCAGAGCGAACCCGCCGAAGAGCTCTTCAGGTATTTCCCTAGAAAGTGCAGCTAGATCTGCGAAGGTTACAAGGCGCGCACGGAATGCGTCTGTTGTCTCCCGCATTTCGGCGGCAAGACCTCCAGAACCAACTGTTCGCGTAACAGAGGCACGAAGAGAGGGCGAGTTTAGGCGCCCTCCAACAGATCTGGTCGAACCAGAAACGAATTTCCGGAAAGATTCACAGTCCGTAGCCCGGCATCTGTATTCCTCCGTCAGCACCTCTCGGTGCTGGCGTAGTGCAACAGAGCCGCCTTCAGTCGGCGGCCTCCGGAGAGACCGAGTGAACCGACTGAATTGCATCAAAGCAAGGCGTGTCTCCAGTTCACCAACTGGTTGCAAGGGTGGGGTCCGAAGACAACACCCAGGCAACGCTCTGGACCCGGCCGTTGGCCGGGAAGAGAGCGATTCACGTCTAGCTTCAGCCGCCAAGGTCTTCAGATGCGACACCGCTTGCGCGGTGCCACGACTGCTAGACACAACAACGATAGTGCGGGCCGCTCGCGCGACCCACGCTATCAGTCGTTGGTTAACCTCAGGCTTGTTGTCCGCTGCCCACACCGCTACATACAGGCAGCGAACAAGATTCTCGTCGAAGGTTGCCCAGCGACGGAAAATCTGCTCTTGGTCTTTCGCCCCGTGAGAACGTTTCCGTTCTCCGGTAGGGGACTTGGAGCGCGTAAGGAACCTGCGCCGGAACGCAGACACGGACACTATCAGACTCGCAAGAGTCGAGGGAGGGTCCGTAGTTCCTCCGCTACCCTCTGCCGCCAGGGTTCGCGTAACCCCTTTGGCTCTCAGCTT